ATTTACGAAAATGATCCCGCCGCCAAAAGCACGCTGGAAATTATTTTTTGTTATGCGGGGTTTCAAGCGCTTGTTCTGCACCGCTTGGCCCATAAATTACTCTCTTGGAAAATTCCGTTTATCCCGCGTTTTATTTCTTATTTGGCACGGTTTTTGACGGGGGTAGATATCCACCCCGGCGCACAAATCGGCCGGCGTTGTTTTATTGACCACGGAACGGGCGTTGTTATCGGCGAAACAAGTATTGTGGGGCAAGACGTGCTGATTTACCAACAGGTTACGCTGGGTGGTACGGGGTGCGAACACGGCAAACGCCACCCGACTATCGGCGACGGCGTGATTCTAGGCGCGGGGGCCAAAGTTTTGGGCAATATTACGATCGGCGCGCATACGCGTATCGGTGCGGGGTCCGTCGTGGTACACAATGTGCCCGCCAACTGCACCGTCGTGGGCGTACCCGGCCGCGTGGTGCGTCAAAAAGTGATGGGGCACGACGGAATTTTAATGCATAACAAAATCCCCGATCCGGTTAAAGCAGAGTTAGAAAAACTCCGTCGCGAAGTCGCGCAACTCAAAGAAAAAATCAAATAAATGCTTTAGTTTTAAGAAGTCATCCCGTACTTGATACGGGAGATTGTTGCCCGGAAAGCAACAAAACACAAAAGAACTCTCTTTTGTGTTTTGTGCGTAAATCGTACGAGCACAACACGCCGTTAATAGGGTTAGAACTTGCGGTGCTGTTCCCAGTTCCACGCCGTCTCTATAATGCGCCGTAAATCATATTTGGGCGTCCACCCGAGCACTTTTTGCGCTTTGGTGCTGTCCGCCACCAGTACGGCGGGATCGCCCGCGCGGCGGGGGGCAGTTTCTACCTTAAAATCTATCCCTGTAACCGCTTTGGCTTCTTTAATCAGTTGCGCCACCGAAAACCCGCTACCGCTGCCTAAGTTAAAGCGTTCGCTGACGTTGTCCTTAAACATTTTTTCCAGTGCCAAAATGTGTGCGTTGGCCAAATCGTTGACGTGCACGTAATCGCGCACACAGGTGCCGTCCGGCGTGGGATAATCGGTACCGAATACTTTAATAGACGCGCGTTTGCCGGAAACCGCTTGCAAGACGAGCGGAATTAAATGCGTTTCCGGCGTGTGCGATTCGCCGATTTCGCCCGAAGCGTCTGCGCCGCTTGCGTTAAAATAACGCAAGGCGGTGGCTTTAAGGCCGTAGGCGGTGTCAAAGTCCGCAAGCATTTTTTCCACCATCAGTTTGGTGTTGCCGTAGGGATTGATGGGGTTTTGCGGGTGCGTTTCGTCTATGCGCTCGTGCACCGGTTCACCGAAGGTAGCCGCGGTGGAAGAAAACACAAAATAACGGATATGATTTTCCACCATAGCATCTAATAAATTAAGTACACTCGCCACGTTATTGTGGTAATATTTAGACGGCTCTTTGACACTCTCTCCCACTTCTATAAACGCGGCAAAGTGCATAACGGCTTTAATGTGATAATCGTTAAATACGCGCGCAAGTAAGTTTTTGTCGCCCAAATCGCCTTGCACAAAAGGATACGGGGCGACGGCCGCGCGGTGGCCTTTGGATAAATTGTCCAGCACGACGGGGTTGTAGCCCTGCTGCGCCAGCATTTTAACGACGTGCGAGCCGATATAGCCCGCGCCGCCAATAACTAAAATATTTTTCATAAATTTATTTTTCCTTGAATTTGTCAAATGGATACGGCATAAAATCTTTTAATTTTTTGCGGTACACTTTGCGTGTGTTACCGTCCAAGACGGCCAGCAAAAGCGGGGTATCGGGGGACATAAACTCGCTCATCACCTGACGGCACGACCCGCACGGCGAACAGAACAGCACCCCGTCTATCTTCGGCGTGATTAACGCCACCGCGCGAAAGCACCGCTCTCCCGCCGAAACCGCCGCAAAAACCGCGCTGCGCTCGGCGCAAATCGTGGAGCCGTAGGCGGCATTTTCAATATTGGTGCCCGCGTAAATATTGCCTTTACGGGTCAGCAACGCGGCCCCTACCTTAAACCCAGAATAAGGGGAATAGGAATTTTGCCGCACCGTTTGCGCAGCGTCTAAAAGCAAGGTTTCTTCTCTGTGTGTTAGTTTCTTCATACCTTTATTTTATAATAAAGTGGAAAAAAATCAACGTTTTTATTTATAATATATATATATGAACAAATGGGTAATATGGATTTTGGTTGCTGTTGGCATTTATTATTTTATGAATCGCCCTGCCGAAGTGAAAAATATGGGTAACTCTAACGTAACGATTGTTGCGTTTGGTGATAGCCTGACGGAAGGTTACGGCGCATCACCCAGCGAATCTTACCCTGCGGTATTATCGGGCAAATTAGGCAGAGGCGTGGTCAATTTAGGCGTATCGGGCGAGACGGCCGTAGATGCGGTTAAGCGTATCCCGCAAGTACTCAATTATACCCCGTATATGGTGCTTATTGAGTTCGGGGCCAATGATTTTATGCGCGCTATGAGTATGCAGGATGCCGTTAAGTCGGTAGGGGAAATTGTAGATTCCGTTCAGCGTGCGGGCGCGATAGCGGTTATCGTGGATACCGGTGCCCCCGGTATGGGCGGATATACCAAGGCTTATAAAAAAATGGCCCACGATAAAAAAGCCGTTTTTGTGCCGGGTATTATAAGCGATATTCTCTCTAAACCGGATTTGAAGTCGGATTCGGTCCACCCCAACGCGAAAGGATATGCCCTAGTGGCCGATAAAGTGTATAAGCAGATTAAACCTTATATGCCCAAAAAATAAATAATTGCGATTTGAAAAATGAAAACCCCGCCTTGTGCGGGGTTTTTTGATGGGGTTATTGGCGCGGTGCTAGCGACATCGCCTCGCCATGCTTGCCTTTCGTGCTGTCGGCACTCAAACTCGCATAAGGCTCCGGCTTTCAAATCCCTACGCCACGCAAAGCAGTTTGCGTGGCTCCATCCGTTAAATTTAATAGGCCCCCTTTTGGGGGCCTATTAAATTCAACGGAGAGGGAGGGATTTGCCCTGCATAAATTTCCTGATTTTTGGGGAGGGATTTGGTCACAAGTCGCCTTACTGACGTGCGGCGCTCGCGACCCCGCCTCGCCATGCTCGCCTTTCGTGCCGTCGGCACTCAAACTCGCATAAGGCTCCGGCTTTCAAATCCCTACGCCACGCAAAGCAGTTTGTATCGTTCCGCTCTCTGGGGATTTGCCCTGCATAAATTTCCTGACGGAAATTTTGCCCGGGCCCGCCCTCGCGGTTTTTGCCTTTCGTGTTCGCCGGTGCGGCTCGCACGCAAACAAAAACAACGCTGCGGGCTTCAAATCCCGACGTGGCCTGAAGCAGTTCAGGCCACTCCACTCTCCAAAAAATTAGCCCCCATAAAGGGGGCAAATTTTTCGGAGAGGGAGGCCGTAACCCTTACGTCGTACCGCCCCCACTTTGACCCCCACTAATCACATGTTCCACAGGGCCTTATTGGGTTTTCCACGTTATATGTTTTTCGCATGGCGTACTCCTCTTTCTTGCCTCTATTCCATGCCTGTACCGGGCGCAAGTAACCTACTACCCGGGAATAAACTTCGCACTTAGAGCCATGCACATCTTTCATCTGCTCTTTAATATCGTTTATCTGCTTTTGCAAAGTTTCTTTGTCAGCCATATTGCACCTCTCATTATAACATAATTTATCTTGGCCACAAGAGCACAAGGGCACATCCGGCAAGAAACAAGCCGGAGCGGCTTTGCTTTTATGGCACAAAAACTTTCCCCGAAATAATTATTAAATTCCGCATTTACGCATTTCATAAATCACTCCTCCACTTGGCCGGGTCGGTTTCGTAATCCGGCTCATGGCAAGTAGGACAGCAAACACGCCAGGCCATCCCATACTTGCGGCACATTTCGCCATCCATACACTTGCACGTAATCATTAAAAATACACTCCTATCATCACCCCGGCAGAGCGCGGGCCGCCGTACACGCCGATGGTTGTATTTTTGAAAATTCCTACAAAATCATCTATTCGCCTATCCGCGAACAAATACGGCTCCATATCGTGCGCAATACCGATACCCCCGCCGTATCTATTAAAATAAACTAACCGGGCCGCCAGGCCTACTTTGAGTTCTTTTCCGGCTAATCCTTGCACAGCCGGGCGAAACGTAAAGCCAGCGCGTTTTACTTTTACCGTTGCGGCCGTGCCGTCCGTTGGTTGTACTACTTGCACGGAGCCCTCCGGCGGCACATATTGCACGTGCGCCGTAACTGTTCCGTCATCATGCCGGATGGTGGACGTAACCTTTCCATCCGCCACCACAACGGCGGCCTGTTGATCAGCCGGGAGCGTGGCCACGGTTTCCGTCAAGCGGTCTATCTTTCGGCCCTTTTGACAATTTCCTATAAGCAACGCTCCCAGCAATACAGCAAGGAATATCCTACTTAGTTTTTTCATTTGAAAGCACGTTTTCGGCTTTCTTGGCGATCGCCTTTACAATAGCGTCATATCCAATTTGCGCAAAGGCCAGCACCACAAGCCCGGCGAGCACCGCCATGAGCGGCGTTTTCGGGCCGACGTTCGCACCAAATACAACCAGTGCGCCGCAGAGGAAAGACGCGCCTAAAACTACCAAAGACCACGCCCATCCAGGAATAGCCAAAAACTCTTTCAAAAAGTTTTTGAGCCACTCAATTAAACCTACCACCGCAACGGCGGCAAGACACAAGTACACCATTTCCATGTTTGCACCTCACTTTTTATTTTTTACTACTTCGGTGATAAGGGTATAATCCTTGCCACCTTTGCAGATATAGCACTTCGTGCCCTTTTTAATGGGATAAGTGCAGTTGAAAGAGTGAATAACTTTCCACTCTTTTGTTTTTCCATCCGGCAATTCCTCGGTGAAAATTTCCTTAGGCATTTTCCCACGCTCCTGTTTTAAGTATCTCAGCATTGAGCCGCGCGCGGTATGCTACTTGCCGGGCGTATTTACTATCCAGCATTTCTTTGGCGGCGGTTTCAAAGTCGCCCGCCTCAATAGCGGCGCGCATTTTCTTAAACCCGTACAGGCGCGTGATACCGATGTTGAAAATCATATCTATAATCACCGCCTGGCGCGGGCCGTTGAGTTTTGAAAACCATGCAAAATTACCACGTGCGGCGCGGTATGCGGCTTTCAAATCCTCCTCTAACAATACCTCGGCTCCGGCTTGCGTAATTCCGTTTTTGATAAGATGGCCATAGCCGATAGTGTCCTCACCTACCGGGCATTTGTAAGGCATAAGCGACAAGCCCTCAAAGCGTTTCGTACGCTCCCGGATTTTTTGCTTTAATTCCTCATCCATGCACTCCCCCCATTTGCCGTATAATTTCGTTTTGTTGTTCTATGAGGTGAAACGCGGTTTTGTTATCGCGCTCTAATACAGCCACGCGCTCTTGCAAGTGGTTGTATTTATCTTGCTTTCCCTCTAAGCGGTTAAAACGAAAAGTAGTCATTTCCTTAAATCCTTTCATTTGCCCGATAAAGACACCGATAGAAATAAGGTTGACGATGATACTAATACACAGGGCCACCAGTGCCACAATTACGCCCGGAGCCATAACACTACGCCCCTTGCAAGTCGCCCAGTTCGTCCGGCGTTTCGGCGTACTTAATTGCGTCCAATTCCTCTACGGTTTTGGCGGCGCGCATTAAGTTGACAGTATCGCGCCAGTGTTGGCGTAATTCTTTCCACGGCGCGTATTCGTCGGCGGAAAGGGCACCGTCGGCCACTTTCAAAAGTTTGTAGTCGCTTCCGTCAAGCAACGCCTCTACGTGTGCGATTTTCTCGGCGGCGTGTTCGGCTACCTCTTTCTTTTCCGCTTTATCAAAATAGAAGTTGAAATTTGCTACTATTTCATCGCGGTTGGCTCCGGCCGGATATTCAATTCTTTGGACGTTGGCGGTAAGAAGTACGTTACCCTCCGCGTCCGTGGTTTGTTGTACGTCTTTGTAGAGAAACGCCACGGAAATGCCGCGGTCTTGTTTCACTTCTACATTATCTTGCGGAACAGCACTGATTCCAATTCTCATAGTGAGCACTCCTTTTTAGTTCGTTAATATCCAGGTACTTAAAATACCGTTCTTGCAAAGTGTCGGCGTAACTCCATTTGAGGCCGCCCAGTTTTGACAGGAGGCCGCGCGCAGAGTGTACGCTTTTCGTTAGGCGGTACTTTCTAAAAGTACGCACTAGCGAAAGAAAATTACGCTTTCGCAGTAAAATGTAGTAACGGAAAAACCGATACCCCACCATATCTATGCCGCGTTTATCCACCGGGTACACTTGATAATTGCTTTTCACCGTGAGGCCCAGGCGCGCCAAAACTTCGCGCGCCTTTGCCATAGCACGGTGTAATTTGCGTTTATTCGGCCCCAGGAATAAAAAGTCATCCGCGTAGCGTAGATAATACTTCACCCCATCGCAAGCCCTCATAGCGCGGTCTAACGCGCCACAAACGAGGTTTTGAAACCAGGATGAAACGACATTACCCAACGGCAAGCACGGGTGGCTATAAAGTATTTTTGACAAAATGCGCATGAGGTGCGGGTCTTTGATAAACCGCGCAAGCGCAGTCAAAACTACCCCCGGCCGTATGTGGTCGTAACATTTTTTCACGTCGCCTTGTCCGGCGTATTTTGTTCCTTTTCGGTCGTTTGTTAAGTAGCGTTTGAGCCGTTTGTAAAAATAATGAGTACCACGGCCAGGCACGCACGAGGCAGAGTTCGCGTCTAACCGCTTTACAAACTCCTCCTCTAATAACAGTAAAATAACATGGTGTACACACTGATCTACCCAAAACTCCGGGATTTCCAATGTGCGTAATTTTCCACTACCGGGGTCTTTGCGGATGCGCTCCTTATAAGGCCCGTGTTCATAGGTGCCGGAAAGTAACAGCCACCGCAGTGTAACGGCGTAATAATAAACGTCCTCTACACAGCGGCGCACAATGCGGCGGCGCATTTTGCCTTTTGCGGCTTTTAGTATTGCGCGTTCGCATAGTTCTACCGTTACTTTTTCCGGCGTTAAAATATAACCTATTCGTCGTGGCATAATTATTTCCAAAGTGTTATTTTGTTCCACACCGCCCGAGCCGCTTTGCGGCCTACTAGGTGCGCCTGTTCACATCCTATTTTTGCCTAGGGGCAAGGTTGCTAAACACGTACATCCGTTTTTGTTACAAGTAACAAGCCGCGGGCCCCGTTGTTCCAGTTGGAGTTAGAAGTATCGTTGTTCCAATTCGCGTAGAACAGCCCGGCATTGTCGCCATTGTTGAAGTTCCCGCCTGTGTTTAGCCACCTATAAACTTCACGCCTCAAAGAACAAATCTACATTTGTCCGGCCTTGCCGGACAGGGGAGGTGCCCCTCCCCTTACGGCTATCGCCTACCCTACCAAACGGGGGTCTAACACGCCGCGGGCCCCGCTGCGCCAGTAGGAGTGAGAAGTATCGCTGTTCCAATCCGCGAAGAACAGCCCGGCATAGCCGCCAACGTTGAAGTTCCCGCCTCCGTAACACATCTTAACGGTGGTGTCCGTGTTGCTATACGTGTTATCACCCGTTGGGATGGTGGATGTTCCGTTACCGTTTGCGGCAGTAAATAGCCACGGTTGTGGCGTTTCACTGTTAGCCAAAAAGCGGCCAGGGTACCCGTTAGCGGTTAGCATGGTCGGGCCAGTAGCCCACCCTTTATCATCCGTAGAGGTAGGCCACTCGTACTTTTCGCACGGGTCGGGGCTTACTAAACTTTGGTTGCCGTTAATACGCACCATCCCGGCGAGCCCGCAGTTACAAGCACCCCAAACATCCTCTAATCCTAAAAGCACCGAAGTGCGGCGGCCGGAAACGTCCATCGCGGCATGTTCACCGTCCGGGCTCAAAATTTCATCACTGTACCCCGTCCAGTTAAACCCGGCGTACAATTTATTAGAGGTGGTTGTCGTAACGGCGCGATCTAACAATACTTTGGTATTACTGTCATCGTACGCCTCCGTTCCTAAAATTTTGTACCAGCCGCTATTAAGGTACGCGCTACGCACGGTAGTAAAATACGCGGCGTTGCTCGTAGCAATAATGGCACTTGCCTGGTTTTCTTGCGCTACGGTAATGGCGGCCTCTTTGTAGGAGGACACTTGCCCTTGCCCGATAGCGGCCTGGATATTGTAGTTGTTACACTGAATAATTCCTAACAGTTGTATCATGCTCCAAACATGGTGCGGCATAACTATCATACCTACGGCGCGGCACTTTGTTTGATAGTTTGCTTGCGAGGTATTAGTTAAGAGATACGCACCGGGCACCGAGGTAACGCCACCACTTCCGTCGTTGCAAAGTTTATACTTTGTAACGTAAATATGCTCACTGGTTTTGTTTCCCATCAAAAAGGCCGGATGGATAGCAAAACCCGATTTTTGCGTGTAGTGCGTTTGATAGGAGGCAGAGCCGTCGGTTTCACGTTGGATGCGGTAGTAAAATTTATTAAACTTTACCGTGCGCAAGCCCGTGTATTCCCTATCGCTATGCAAGCGTTCGTAGGTACTGCTTCCCTCCTCGGCGATTTTCTTTGTGAATTTTCCATCGCCGTCTTTTTCCCACAGCACGCCCTGGGTTTGGTATTCCGGGCGGTTAGTGCGAAAGTCGTTTTGGCCGGGGCTCACAGTAGTGGAGGCCGTAAAGGTGTAGTTGGCGGCCTGGCCCGTGCGGGTGCCCGTGCTCGCCGTAATTCCAAACGTCGCGCCTACGGGCTCGTTTCCGGCCGTACCACCGCCGCCGCTACCACTGGCGGGAGCGGCTTTGCCTAAATAAATAATGCTCCCTGTTTCTTTTACTTCTAACATACTTATTCCTCCCCGATGGTAGAGATATGCAGTAAAGGCCGGGCCGGGTTTTCGCCGTCCTCTACCTTTACGTACAAGTCGTAGCCGCTATCTACTTTGAAGTGGGCGGGTTGTACTCCGCGAATACGTAAGCCCACTTTGGGGTCGGTGGGAGCGTCGGCAACCTCGCATAGGCGGATGCCATAGTTCCCCTCGCCCTGTATTTGATAGGTAACCGCGCTGTCAAACGTAAACGCGCTTTGCCCATCTACTTGCGCTTGAATAAGAGCGTCAAGTTTTTGCCACTCGTTTGTTACTTCCACTTTGCCTATGTACATGTTTTTACTCCTTAGGTTTATTTTTTACTGCTTAGGAGGCCACCGCAATTTTGTACGGTATGCCGCCGATTTCCAAATAGTTCATTTCCGGGGCGGTAAAACCTTGTATAGGGTTTCCGCCTTTGGAAAAGTTGGCCAATTTTAGGTTGGGCCGCGCGGGCGTAAAGTTGGCCGTATATTTCGCGCCGTCCGTTACCAAAAAATCGCTAATTTTCCCGGTAAAGGCGTCCGTCAGCGTGGTGTCGTCCGTTTCGGCAATAGAGCCGCCAATAAGTATTACGTTCGTCCACGGGTTGTGGTAATAATGCTCTTTGACTTTTGTGCCGTTGATATACATTTTTAACTGGTAATTGCTATCGCTCGTGTCAAACACTTGCGCCACATGCACAATATCGCTTTGGCTCGTCAAAGAAACAGTAGTGTCCTCCGGGTCGCCGTCGCCAAAATCCAGTTGCATATTAAAATTGTTTGTGCCTGTTATGGGCTTAGGTAACCATTTCGCAAATCCAACCGAACGGCTCCCAAAATAGCCCCACTGGTGCGAGGTGCCCGTATTGTTCCACCCGGTTAAAGTCATCCAGTATTCTATCGTGCGGCTATTTTGCATACCGTTACCGATAGAAAACTTTAACGCCTTACCGCCAAACGTCATAGTAGGGTACCCGTTTTCTATTGCACTGGTAAGCGTGCCGGAGCCCATTTCGGTCAAGGTTACAGTTCCGGCCGCCGTGGCGTTGTAATAGTAGCGGGTGCCTACGCCTGGTACATATAAAAGTTCATTTGCCATGTTTTCGCTCCTTTACTCTAACGTCAAAATTTTGTTGGTACTGTCATAGGTACCCGTAATACCGCCACCACTGGCAGAGGCCGAAATCGTACCGTCTTGCGTGATAGTGATAGTTGTTCCGTCCGGCTTTACTTTCCCGGCCGTGGAGGTGGTGGCCACGGGAACGCTCGTCAAATACTGGCTATGCGTGTGCGTGGGGCTACTACCCAGGTCATCCGTCAAGTCGCTTAACTTTGTGGGGATGGCGGGAAAATCCGTAACGTCGCTTTTGGTATGTGTGTGGCTTGACGGCGTAAAGGACTCCGGCTTGTTCCCTATATCGCTCCATGAAACGCTTTCTAAATACTGGCTATGGGTGTGAGTTGGGCTACTCCCTAAGTCGTCCGTAAAATCGCTTAACTTCGTAGGCACCACTGGGATAGAGGGAAAGTCCGTAATATCACTTTTGGTATGCGTGTGGGAGGAGCCCGCCTTTGCGTCCAATGCGTTTTTTAAGTCGGTTTGGTTGCTTAGCGTTCCGCCAATACTTCCCCAGTTGGCACTTCCGCCACCACCACCGCCGCCAGTAGCACTAATTACATTGTTCACAATTTGTATGTTATCCCCGGCGGTCAAAGTGTCCTGTTTGCCGGAAATAAGCGTGCGGATGTCAGCGTGTGCCGTGGTATCGGTGTTGTGCGTGGTAAGTTGGGAGGCCGCGCTTTGTGCAGTAGCGGCCGCGCTTTGCGCGTTGCTTTCTGCTGTTTCGGCTTTTCCTTGCGCGGTAACGGCCGCAGTTTTTGCGTCCACCGCGTCGGCCTTAGCATCCTCAGCGGCAGAGGCAGAGCCCGCCGCCGCCTCCGCAGAAAGTCCAGCCGCACTGGCATATCCGGCCGCGTCATCCGCGTAACCGCTTACTACGCTTTTAGCCGCCTCCGCGTCCTCGGCCGCTCCCTCCGCAGTTGCGGCGGCCTGGCCCGCCTCATAGGCAGACGTAGCCGCGTCCTGTTTGTGCGAGAGTGCAGAGGCCGCGCTATCGCTTGCGGCACTGGCATAGTTGGAGGCATCCGTTGCATAGCCGGCGGCAAGCACCTGGCTAGTGGAGGCCTCGCTCGCTTTGTTACTGGCCGTAGTGGCCGATGTGGCGGCAGACGTTGCGGAGTTTTGCGCCGCAGTAGAGGCGGTGGTAATATCGCTCAAAAACTTTTCGGCCGTGTTAATATCGGTTTGAGCAACGGAGTATTTAATGCTCCGGGTTACTTGCTCCTTAATTTCTTGTAGCAAGTAGGTCAGTTTATCATAGCCGCCCTCTAACTCCTCCGCGTTAAGCGCGTGGCCGCTATGCAAATCAATTTCCTGGGTAAGCGGCATTTCGCGCATGAGGGTAAGTTTTTTTGTTGACGGCAACGGGTCAAGCCCGCTCGCAACGGTCGGGTATGTAATACTATCCAGCGCGGTGCTTAGCGTATAATTGTTTGTAACTTCGCTTTCCGTTCCGTCGCTATCCGTTACAATAATGCGCAAGTACGACGCAGACAATAGGGGGAACGTAATTCCAAACGTGCGGGTGGAGCCGTTCCCGGTGTACGTCAATTTTGTTGTTGTGTTTGATACCGTCATTTTTAATTACCTCTCTCTTTCTTAGGCCGCCGTCTATACAAATCACGCGGGCGCGGCGTGCTACCATTGAAAACGTAGTCATACGCATTGAAAAACCACGTATTTAATTGGTTGGGGTAGGGGGCCAAATAACTGGCCGCTTTTGCTACCGTTTCGCTTGTGTCCTGGCCGGACTTCTTACCGCGTACGTAACCGCTAACGGCCTCGGCCGGGCGCAAAATCATTTCCTCTAATGTGCCGGAAATCGGTGTCGGCCGATAGCCGAAAGTTTGCCATCCCATCGTTTTGGCCAAAAGTACGGGCAGAATATCGCGCACGCCTACAAACATACCGCTCACGTTATCCACCAGGCCGCTAAACCACCATTTGAGTAGTTCATCCGGGCTTAAATCATCCGGCCATTTCCCGGCAAGTAGTTGGCTCATTGTGTGCCATACCAGGAGGCGGCCGCCCACAAATCCGGCGTAACGGATAGCGTCGTGCTCGTCTAACAGTAAGCCCGTTTCACGGCTCCATCTGTTAAATTCGTTGTTCATAAACGTGGCAAACATCGTAAGGCACCGCACAATGGCGTTTCGGTTGCGCATAATCTCAGCCGCGTCATAGCGGCGTCCGGATCCAAGCACGCGGTTAATCAGCATATCCGCGCGGTCAATAGCGATACGGTCGGCCTCTTTATCTTTCTTTCCCTCTTTGGTTGCCATATCAAACCACTTATTGTAGGCGGTTACCCACATGGGAATAGCAAAGAAGTCATCCGTTGCCACCATGGCGGCGTTGGTAAATTCCAGGAGCATGCTGTCCTCACCGAAAATGTTTGCCTTGCGCAGTTGGCGCATAGTAACGTCGTAGTTCTCGCTTTTGTCTTTCATTAAGGAGGACTTGCTAAACACAAACTCTTGCAGTTGTTTAGCGTTTTTCATCCCTAATAAACTTTGCGGGCCGTACTCGCTCATGGCCAGGGCCACGCCTTTGAGTACGTCTTTACCCGTAAATCCCTCTACGGCGTTGGTAAATAGCCAGGGGTTTGCTAAGTTTTCAATAATAACGCTTGACTTCCCGGCCAGTACGGCAATAGTGGTGTGTTTGCGTAGCCACTCTACCGTTTTGTTAATTACGCCGATACCGCTTGTTTCCTGGCCGCCTGTTGCTATCATGTTAAGGTGTGCTTTGAGTAAGCCGTACCCGTTGCGGCCGAGGTTTTTAATCAGCGTTTCGCGCATGTAATCGTTATCTAACAAGCGGCGCATATCCACCACCACCGGGCGGAAATACAAGTCGTGTATAACTTCGGTCATGTGCCGCTCTACCAGGTTGAGGTTAAGGGCTAAGGGTTGGTGCACTTCTTTGGCACGTGCCTTTGTGTGGCCTTGCTTTGTGGTGGCCGCCCATGCCTGGTTACTTTCCGTGTAGAGCGGTTGCGCCAAATACTCCTCGCGCTCGGCCCATCGGCTCCCGCGCCAGTCGTATTTAATCGGGTAATACCCGCCGCGCAGTTGGGCTGTTTTGCCGTCGGCTGTTGCAATAGCAAACGACAACGCCTCTACTTTTCCGGGTGTAAATCCCGTTAAGCGTTGGTGCATTTCGCTCACGGCTCCCCACGGCTCATTGATTAAATCCCAAACGCCCTGTACAAAATCCCAGTCCTTAGCGGTGAGGTTATTGCGTAGCATTTGTTCCACGCTTTCTTGCGTCCACTCATTTGTAGAGCCGTCCGGGTTTTTAATGTATCTATGGCCGACGGGTGGGTTATCAAATAAGCGTTTGCGGTTTTGCTCGTTCCCCATGTTTAGGGCCATCGCAAGCAAGCGTTCTTTGGTGCACTCGTCGCCGAGTTCCGGGTGATATTTTTTTGTGTTAAAAATTTCCTGTAACTCGTCTTGCGTATAATGCTCGTCAATAAGTTTTTTATAAGCGTCCTTAAAGGCGCGCATGTGCACACTTTCTTTGTCGGCCGCCTCTTTGGTAGGTTGACCGAACAAACCCCACATAAAACCGAAATCGTGGTAGCCGTCGGCTTTGTGCAGTAGCGTGTCTAACTTTGTCATGGAGTAAAAGTATTTCGCCACGCCGCTACCAAAACCGTCTTTTTCCGGCTCCACCTGGTCTTTATATTTTTCGCGTGTTTTTTGCGAAATGGTTTTACTGAGGTGCTGAGCCGTCATAAAAGCCAAATCGCTAATCGTTTGACGGCGGTGCATACTAAATAAGCGGTTTTCAAAATTAGCCGTGTGGTTAATGTTTTTAATCGCATCTACCGCCTGTTGCAAACTGTCAATAGACAGACGCCGCCAGTCCAAATTACGCGACTCGTTGGTAATCCAGTCGGGTATCATTACGCCATCGTAGCCCAGTTCTTTGTAGCGTTTAGCCCACTCAGCCAAACTTTCCATTTTCATGGACGGCTCGTAATCGTTGCGGGCATAGCCGAGGCGAAAAAGCAAGTCGGCCATTTGCAAATAGTGGTCTTGCTTTTTGAGGAGTTGTATTTTCTTGCGTTGAAAGTATTTCAAATTTTCCTGTAAGCGGCGCAGTTGTTTGCTAATACGTACGCTTTCCGCGGCCGCGGCGGCATTAAAGAGTTCCTCCATCTTTGCCTCAGCGGCGGCCTCATAGTCCTGGCGCGCTAGGGCGCGGGCCGCGCGGGTGGCGGCGCGTTTTTGTGCCGTGTAATAAGGCGAGAAACGGGCGGCTATCCGGGCGGGTTTAGAGTGCAACCACTCACGGGCGGCCTTTTTGGCCAGGGCCTTAGTTTCCTGGGCGCGTTGCACGCTTGCCGTGCGTTTGAAATTTAAGAACAAATCACGCTCTAAGGCCAGTACATCCAGGGCCCTATCGGTTGAAAGGGCCTCGGCTTGTGCCCGGCGTAAGTCGCGCATATCTTTGTTGAGTTTGTATTTTTCCATGCGCTTATTTACTTCGTCGGCTACGGCCTCTCTAAACGGTTTTAAGGTTACCAGTTCCTCGGCCATTTGCGTGCCCGTCATCCCGTTGTTTTCGGCAATAACCGTCCACAAGGTACGATCCGCCTCGCTCAGTAAGTTAGCGTGAAAAGCGTGCGCCAGTTCCTTAGCGGAGGCCAAATTATTAGCGTCCGTTTTGTTGTGGTCTTTGGCGTACTGGCTATCTATAAAATGCGACTCTACAATGTTGGCCAGTTGGTAATCGCTACGGGCGGCGAGTTCTTTTTCCACCGCCTCGCTTTCTCTATCCTCGGCGTAGGCATATTTTGCGTTGTTGGCAAACTCCCACTCGTCGGCCTCCTCTTTCATAATTTGCATGACGGCTTTGTTGTGCGCGTCCTCGCGGAGGCGTTCCAACCGGGCCACGTCCTCGGCAGAAAGTCCGGGTGTTTTGGTAAATGGCTCGTAGGTGCGTTCGCGCTCCGCGGCGACAATTTCCTCCTCGGTTGCCAGCATGCGGTCAAATACGCGGCGGATGTCGTCGTTGAGTTCTACGCCTAGTTGTTTTTTAACGTCCTTATACACGCGGAGCATCCAGCGGCGCAGACGGCCAAAGAGCCGTTCCATTTCCAAACTAGGCGACTTGCCCTCGCGCAAGTAGGCCTCAAAACTTTTCGCAAATTTCTCATGTTGCGCGCGGGAAAGTTCTTTTTGCCCGTCGGTAATTTCCAGGTACTTAGCAAGCGGCGCAAAGTCCTTTTTGTATTCCTCACTAGCAAGCCCGCTGTTAAGAAATTGCCATCGTTCATTAAGCCAGTAGTGCGCCAGTTCGTGCGTAAGCGTGGAGGCGTTAGCGTCCGGCATAATAGTAATTGTGTTTGTCAGTTCGTTAAACTTTCCGCGCATACGCCCGGCCGCACGTTGGTAGTATTGGTTGAGTATATCAATGGCCTTATCGTCAAATACTACATAACAACGCCCATCCATACCGCCATTGTACGCGATACCTTTAACGCCCAAACTGTTAAGAAACAGGGAGGCGCGTTTTTGTGCTTCGTTGTTCTTAGAATTTAAGTCGTCATATTGTCCGTCAAGTTCGGCGGCAAAATGATTTACAATAGCCCCGTAAATATCGCCGCCGTCGGCGGTTTCTAAGTTCACCTCGTCGGTTAAATAAGGAATTTGTTTGAGAGCATCTTGTACTTTTTGCGGCTGTTCGGCAAGCGTTTTTTGCTCATCCAAAAGTACGTCGTTTTCCGGGATTTCGGCTTTGATTAAAGAGCCCTCTTGTGTAACAAAGGGGAGGATAGAACGCTTAAACCATGCTATATCCTTTTTAGAATACATATCGGTATCAAGCGCGCTATCGTCCATCTTAATCATAAAATCCTCTACGAGAGCGGCGCGGTCGTATTGTTCCGTGCGCTCTAACATAGAGCGCAGTTCCTCCATATTTTTGCCTTTATAGTACACGCCTACACGGCCCTCACGGGTGCGGTAGTCAATAGCAACGCCTTTGTTTTGAGCAAAGTAAATACCCCATCCGTGTGTTTGGGCTCCCTCGCCCGTGCCAATAGCATCCGTGCTAAACTGATTAAAACGATACGGGCTCCCATGATAGGCCGTTTGGAAAAACTCCCGGCCGCGTTGCGGCGCGTACGCGGCGGTTGTTCCGTCATCAAACACGACAAGTGCGTTTTTGTTCGCTACATCTTGCGTACTTTCCGGGCTTGTTGCGGCGCGTTGTTCGTCCGTCATATCGGCGCGCGCTTGTGTATTGCGTGCCTCTATTTCCCCGGCCAGGGCACGGTAAAGTTCGTATTCGTTTCCGGGGCGCGTGTTAAATGCCTCGCGGATTTTTCCGGCCTCGGTGGGGTTGATTTTATCAAAGGCGCGCACCCACTGGGCGTGCGTGTTTTTTGCCTGGCGGCGCACTTCTTTCAAGTCGCGCTTTAATAAACTTTCATACTTCGGGTTTCCCTGGTACTGGCTTTCCAAATACGCCACATAGTCCTTTGCCATTTTTTCCAAATACGGCTTTTGTTCTTTTTTGCTAAGAACAGCATAGCGGCCATGGTTGCTTTCCATAAACCAGTCCGTTTTGGCTACTTTGGCGGGTTTGAGTATAACCTCTTTTGTGCGCAGTGCGGCGTAGGTAACTTCTAACGCACGGGCGAGTTCCACCACGTTTTTGCGTGCGGGCGAGTTCTCATATTTTCCTAAGGCCTCACGCAGTAAAGTGCGTACGGTTTCCGGGCTACCACCGCGGGCGAAGTTCTCGGCGCGTTGAATAGAGTGTTGTATTTCGTGCATGAGCACGCTTTTAATTTCGGCCGTACGTTTTTCTTGCGGGTACGCCTTATTAAATTTGTGCTTTTGTGCATTAAACATATCCCCGTCAAGCACAATAGTTTTATTGTGGTCATAGTAGGCCCCTAGCGCGCCGCCGATTCCGTCGTTAATATCTACCTTTACCTCACGCAAATACGGGTAGGCCTCAAATAGTTTATCGTGTTTGAGCACCTGGTCTAAGCGAAGTTCGCCCATGTATTTATAGCGTTCCTGGTTGGCTTTGCTCAAATCCCGGTCAGCCATTTGTATAAGTTCCTCTATTACGCCGGGCTTATATTTATTGGGCTCGTTCTTTTGTTCATCCTGGTAGGATTTCAAAATGTTGTAAAGTTGGCGGCCGTTATCAGTGGCGGCCATGCGTTTGCCGAAATGTTCCAGCGCGGTAGGGCGGATTTCCGCGTCTTTGTCGCTAATTTCAAAACGCATTTTGCCATCGGCTCCCTTAAACCACCCCGTCTTTTTGCGTACTTCCTCCGGGTCTTTACCCTGTTTGAGTAGTTTTTCGGCCTCTGCCAGTTTGAGCGGGTCGGCGGTTTTGGCATTTTGTCCGGCAAATTGGAACAAGTCGCGGCCTTTTCCGTCCTGGGCCAAATCAAAACTTCCGGCCGTAAGTGCCTCGGCGTTAATGTTGTGCTCAGCAAGTACGGTTTCGCTAGGCATCATACCGTCTTTGACGGCCTCGCGTAGTAAAAAGTAATGCAAGTTTTTAAGCGCGCGGGTACCGCGGTCGGGCAGTTTTTCGCCAAACTCTTTTTCAAAGAGTGTCTTAAATTGCCCGCTGTTGACGTTCAAAATTTCATTAAGCCGTTTGTTGTAGCGGTCGCGTTTAGTAAGGGGAATATATTTACCCATTTCCTCATTTACGGCCGCGATTAAATCCGGCACGTCGGCCGTTGTGGCCCCTACGTCGCCTAAGTCAATGAGTGAGCCGTAGCCGTTTTCCTCTAAGTATTCTTGCACGGCAAGGGCGGCCTCATAAAGTTTCATCCCGTTTTTATTATTTACCAGGCCGAAAATGTTACTTTCTTTGCGCCGCCAGTTTTCCGTTTCCCCGGCCCAGTCGGTATTTTCCGTGGCCACGCCGCCGCGTTTGAGCAAATAGTCAATAATCGGCGTAGCACCGCCTTTTTCCTGGGCGGCTAAGGTTTCCTCGTTTTGAGTGAGCGCGTCTTTGATTTTGGCGTACACTTCTTTTGCCTGGTCAAAGGCCTGTTTTTGTTCCGGCGCAAGTTGCGTTTGCACAGTCGGCAAGTTTAAGTGTTCGGCAAATTCGGCAAAGTCCTGGCCGCGTTTTTTGGCCTCCACTACCGACATACGCGCCATTAGTTGCGCGTTGGACTCTACTTGCTTTTGCCACTCCTCGGCCTCAATTCCGGCCGGTGGCACGGACTGGGCCAAAACATTAGTCCAGGTTTGCGTAGCGTTGTCTAATTCGTCCTGTTTTATCTGCCCCTCTTTGAGCATTTGTTCGGCCTGTTCGTTGACGATTTTTGCTACTTCCTGTTCCTCGGCGGCCAGTTCGTTTTGCGTGCGGGCTTCCGGGCTAATTTTAATATCCCGTTCTAAGGCCTCGTACATCGGTTTCCCGGTCAGTTTGCTATATAACTGGCTTTGCACAGCCCAGGAGGCGGTTTTAATTTCAATATCACCGCCCGTGGCTTTTGCCTCGTCATATTGTCCGGCGGCCTCCGGGCCGATGGCTTGTAAAAATTCGCGCGGGTCTATGTTGTTTTCCTCGGCTACACGGTCAATGGCCTTAATCGGTATGTATAAATTTTCCATCGGCGTGCCGTTGGTTTGACTGGCCAAAAAGGCGATCGCCTTATCCGGGGCGCGTTCGGTAAGTTTTAGTTCCTTTACGCCGTTTCCCAGTTGTTTGTATAACTCGCCTACACGCGCGGCCTCTTGCGTGGCGCGCATGTGGCGGTGAAAGTTGCCCCCAAAACCAATAAGCCCCAGTGCGCCGGAGCCGACAAAAACCTCATCCATACCCTCTAAACTTTCGCCCATTACACCGCTAATAGTCCGGCGTTCAAAAGGTTGTTTGCTCGCTACTTTGGCGGCCTCCTCAGCGGTAAGTTGTACTACGTTTTGCATGTACTCGGTAGAGGTTTCGCTTGCGGTTGTAATAGCCCACTGCTGAGCGGCTTTTGCAAAAGTTTGGCGCAAGGTCAGCCCCTCAAAGGCGGCGGGGTTGCCCTCAATAATTTTAATAAACCCCTCAGCACCCGGCACCTTAGCAAGCGTTTTTCCCAGCGCGCCGGACAAAGATTTTCCCACAAATTTGCTCCCTACTTTCCCGGCCAGTTTCCCGGCGGGTTTTAACACGCCGCCGATAAAGATTAAATCCCCGGCCGTTTCCAGTGCGGCGTTAATGTAGCCCACCGTGCGGCTTGCTTTGTCGGCAATTTCCACAGGCACCGGGTTGCCGTTTGCGTCGCGCAAGTTACGTAAATCACCATAGGCAAGCCCGCCCTCCATATCGTTGGCGTACTTGGCCATCCCGGCAATATATCCGCCGCGGGCACCCCACGTGGCCCCGGTAATAGCACCGGGCACGGCTCCGGCTCCCAGTCCGGCCGCGCCTACTCCGGCCCCTACTACCGCGCCGCCACCCGCCCCGACTGCCGCTCCGGCAATAGCATCGGGTTGGCTCAGTAAAATTTGCGTAGCAAATTCCGTCGCATGGTACGGAGCGCGTGTAAATACGTTCCCGGTAGGGGCGGCCAGGTCGGCAATTTCCCGTTCCAGTAACGTAATTTCATCATCATAGGCAGTGCCGTATGTTTTGGTTTGCAAATCGTATTCGCGTTGTTTAATGCGCAAATCGGCCAGGGTGTCCTGTTTCCAGGACTTCTTAAAAGCGTTGAGCACCATTTTGAAGTTGCGCTCAAAAAATCCCATCTTTTTGTATTCGTCTTGGATGAGCGGTACTGTTTCCTTATTGTTAAGGAGCGAGTAGGTTTCCGGCGCAGTGTCGCGCAGTTCGTCCAGTTCTTTATTTCCGGGGAGTGCCTGGCGTTTTTGGAAGTTGTCAAAGTTGGCGTTGATAAACTCCGGCGCGTACCCGGTTTGTTTGCTAAGCCGTTGTACGGTTGCCTCCCGGTCGGGGTTTAACTGGCTCGCATTTTCCAGGTTATCCGTTACGCTTACATGACGGCGCGAGGGCAAATCATCCACCAGGAGGCGGCCGCGTGTAGGAGCCGCGGCGGCCTCCGTATCAAAGTTGGTTTGTGGCATTTGTGCACTCGGCAAGTCATTTTTAGATAATGTCATCGTCGTTCTCCTCGTATTCACTGGGGTTAATAAACATATTTACCCCTTTCATCATCTGCTTTTGCGCGGCTAATTTTTGCGCGGCGGCTTGTGCCTCTTTTTGTTTCTTTACGCTTTCGCGCAGTGCTTTGGGGCTCTTTTCGCCACGGGTGGAATAATAATAATCTATGGCGTAGTCCATATCCTCCGTGGTAGGCACTACGTTATTTTCAAGCATCCAGTTAATAGCGTCATTTTCCGGCGTGCCCGCGGTAAAAAGTTTTTGCCCGCCGTAGCGTTTCGTCCAGTCCTCTAAGTCGGCTTCGCTCCACTCATAACTAGGGTCTGCTTTCTCTTGGCGCACGGCCTGGGAAATAAGTTTTGCATAGTTGCCTCCGTTAGGATAGGCGCGCATATAGTCGCCCATTACGCGCTGTTGTTCCATGTTCAAAGACGAGGAGGCCAGGTATTTTTGTTTGCTCCACCAGCCGCCTGTTTTTTGCAATAAACTGTTGGCGATGCTTACCATTTCCTCCGGCTGTTTGCCCTGGCTTTGGCGTTTGACTTCCAGCATAAACATGGCGCGGTCGGCCGGGTCGGCAATTTTCTTTTTCGCGTCGGCCTCAATTTGTTTGAGCACAAACGAGGTACCCTGTTTTTCGTCGGTGCTTTTGTAGCACTCTTTAATAAGGCCGCGGTAGTCGCTTGCGTTGAGGCGGCTATTTTCAAAACTTGCCTTTACATCATCCTCCGTAACCGTTCCCTCGGTTATCCCTTTCCACAAGCGCAAGTATTCCTCCGGGTCGCTATGGGTAGCGCGGCCACGGTTTTGATACTCTTTGAAAAGCGACTCAATAAATTTCTCTTTGGTAAATTTGTCCTTACTATCGTTGGCAAATTGCCCGGCCAGTTTGAGGCCTTGTTCCAAAGAGCCGCCGTTATTTACCAGTTTGTCGGCCTCGTTGTAAAAGTTCTCATCGCGCACGCGGTTGCGTTGTTCCTTAAAACGCTTTTCGTCGCTCATACGCGCTTCCAGGTCTTTGAGTAAATCATCCTGTATGCTTTGTTCGTACCCGGTGGCGGCGATCACCCGCTTAGCGTAGTTCAAATCCACCTCGCCCGTGGCGGTGCGTACCTTGCTCACCTCGCTCCACAGTTCCGTTTTAAGGTTGTTGACGACGGCGGTTTTGACTTGCTTAGCAAGGGCGCGCCCGGTTTTTACATCTATTTTGTCGCGGTTGGCGGCCAAAACATCGGCGGCCTGCTCAGTTTGGTTGCGTTCCAAAAAAGTGCCTACGGCCGTGCTTACGGCCTGGCCGTTAAGGGCGTACTGTTTTGCCTCTTGCACTTCTTTGGGTAATCCGTTTTGTGTCCAGTTTTCCTTGTTCTTTTCGGTGGCTAAGGCCAGTTGTTCGTTGAGCGTTTCCGGGTTGGCGGCAATTTTTTGCAACGTGCCGCTCGTAAAAGAATCGGTCAAAAGGTCGCTCGTGGCGCGTTCCTGTTTGAGTTGGTATTGTGCCACACGGTCAAAATTGTTTTGAAAATCTTTCTCAAAATACAAGCGCAGTTCCTCGTATTCCTCCGGCGTTGCGGCAGTAGCGAGGTGTTTTTCCATCAGTTCTTTTTTGTGCGAGGAGTAATCCGCCGCAATACCATCCGCGTCGTTGTACTGTTTAGACAAAAGCCCGCCATCAATACGCTTACCGTCCGGGCCTATTTTCCCGTTCAAAATCTCGTCATTATCTTTTTGCCAGTTTAACTGGGCCGAAGTTAAGCGCAAGTTGCGGTTGCGCACTTCTAAGCGGTGGGCGGCGGCCGACATTTCGCCAGCGGCCTGGCCTACGCTTTGCGCCATATTGGCCCCGGCTTGTGCCAGTTTTTCGCCAAACGCGCCGCTTACAGGCGTGGCCACTTGCGGCCGTGCCACGTTAATTTGTCCGGGTGCTACCTGGTTTTCATATTGCGGTACTTTCATTTTGCGCCTCCCCACATCCCGGCCACCATGGCGGCAGAGGATAAAATAGACGAATAGGCGTTAATACGCCCGGCTTTCTTTGCGTACTTTCCGGCAATACGCATTTGTTCGGCCTGGCCATGAGCGGCCACTTTGTTAAGTTCGGCTTGCAGTTGCATTTCACCCGCGCGGGCGGAGGCCGTGCGTTTGATTAAATCCACATCCTCTTGCTCGGCGCGCAAACTATCAAGCACCACGTCCTCTAAGGACACACTGCTCAAATCCGCTCCGCTTGCGGCGGCGGCTACTAACTGTTTGCCAAAGTTTTGCCGTCCGGCACGGCGGGCCTGTTTTACTTGAAAAGCGGCGTTTTGTAAGTCGTATTTAATTTGCCGTTCCGTGCTCGCCTGGTCAATAGCGGCCTGGCTTTCTACCGCGCGAGCTTGCGCGTAATAGTTAGCGGCCTCAGCCCGGCCGGAGGTGATAGCACTTCCCGCGCTCATAATCCCGCTACCCACCGCGGCGGCCGTTCCGGCACCGCGCCAAAATTGCGGGTTTTTATAGAACGCTGTTTTAGTTGTTGTTGCGGCCGCACCACTGGCGGCGGAATTGTTAGCGGTACACATTATTTTTTCCTCCGTATTTCAAATAGAATAAAAGGGCACCCGGTTGGCAAAGTTACCTTTTTCACAAAATCCGCTTTCAAAAAATAAAGCAAACGGTGCGCTTGCGGATATTGCGCATCCACTAAGTTGTAAAGTACCGGGTAAATCTCTAAAAGCCCATCTACCACCATCCGGCACGTTTTTACAAAGCCCTTTTTGGTGGTGTTTATTTCCGGCGTTCCTAACATCCACAACCGCGCTCGGCGCGATAAAATCCCATCGGGCCTAAGGCCAAACACGCACATGGGTACGCCGTCATGTAAAGCCGTAAAAGCAAACACACTTACCTCTACACTTTCGCGCACTACCTGGGCGTAGTCGGTACGCCCGGCGTGTGCTATTTCGTCTTTGTCGCCCTGGCGTAAGTGAGTGGCCACATATTCCGTATGTTCCGGTGTAGTACGGGCAATATGTATCATACGTTCCCCACTGAGGCACAAGGCACAATGGCCGTAACTAAAAGCGGGAGGGGGTCTTGTTGTTCCACTATCACGCTCGGCATTTGTTCGTAACTGGCTCCAAATGTAAAGCGTACGTCCTCGGTAACAAGTTCCTTTCCCTCGTTTAGCGTAATCGGGTGTTCCGGGCTCCATGTTTCCATTAAGTCGCTATCGGCACCCACTAAGGCGTTGCGGCTATCCACAAAACAAACCAGTGCGCCGATAAATCTTTTCTTTTTGGCCATCACGGAGCCGCTATCGGTATTCAAATCACCGCTTAGCGTGCGTAGGTGGGCGGTGTAAGGTAGCCCTACATGCACCACACTGGCGGCGGCGGAAAGCGTAATTTGTCCGTTTGTTACGGTTTGTTGTGCGCATACCGCGCCATCGGCCAAAATGGCCACCTTTTTGCCCTCTAAGTAATCAAGCCCCGTAATCACGGTTGCGGCCTCGCCTCTATACGTGCGGCCACAGTCCACAAAGAATTGCTCTTTGGGGTCTTTACTGGCTAAACGGTCGGCCATTTTTTCTACGTAGCGTGTGCCGTCGCGGTTGACGATTAAGAAAAGTTCGTCGCGCTCGTCGCCTGGAATACAGCAAATACTCTCTACACTCCCGGCCGTTTCCATTTCCGTCCAGGCAATAACATTTTCGGCGTGCACATAGGTGAGGCACAATAATTTCCCGCTATTCATCAGCACCCACAAAAGCCCGTCGGGCTCTTGTTGGTAGGCCATTTCTACAACGCGGTCATTATCAAAAAGGTGTGCGGCAATATAGCACAAGTTATTCCCGTGGAAAACATCCGCGCTATAATCGTACGCGCTATCGCGCACTTTGGTACCTTTCGGCATGGCGTAAATAGCCCGGCTCCCAATAATCACCGGGCGGGCATTAGAGCCGCCGAACGCGGTTTGTTTTGGCATACCGCTATCGGTGGGGGTCATTACGGCAGAGTTGGAGGCAAACACGCCTCCGGCCGTAAAGGCGACTAAACTTTTCAAACTTACCAGCGCGTTAATCGCGTTAATACCGTCATCGGGTAACGTGGTAGAAAATCCGTCGCTATCCTCCAAAGGTGTGGAAGTCGCAAAGGAGTGTGTATCGCCAATTTGCGTACCTTGCACACTGTCTAATTGACCCCATACCAAGCGGCCGCCGTGGAGTGCTACGCAAGAGGGGTACCCGTTTTTGGGGCTCCATGCGCCCTCACTCCATTTTGAGGTAGCGTTAATGGTGATTTCTTGCCCGGCCACATAATCGTAACCGCGCACACAAAACTGTACCAAGTGTTTAGGGGAGGTGTTGGAGGAGGTAGAATCGGCCGACACGTAAAAGTTTATTTCACTTGCCACTACCGGGGCCACGTTAATAATACGCCACGTTTCCGTGTAGGTTTGTCCTCCGGCGGTGAAAGTTACTTCTTTGCCGCGGTATTCGCCTCGTACGCTAAACGCTCCCGCACTTGTGTTTGGTGCCAAAATAATGTTGTCGTTTGAGGTACTGTTGCCGATAGCACCCTCAATGTTGTGGCCCAAAATAGCAATAGAGGTAATCACTACCGCGGAGGGGAACGTGTAAGAAAAGCCGCCATGGTCTTGGTCGGTATTGTTCACCATGGAAAACACGGTCGTGTTCTTTCCGTCAAGCACTTTCCAAAAGTCGGCTTGCAAAGAGGAGTACGTGCCGGCCGGAGCCGTGCCACTGGTAAAGGTGGGTATGCACGACTTATATTCCCGGCCCGTTGAAAAATAGGTTTCCAGGTTTTTAGTATCGTTCACCAGGTCGGCTTGCGCTTTTAGGGGGCTTACGTACTGGGTGATTTTGTAGAAAATACCTACTTCCTGTTCCTCGCAGTCCATGCGCAAGTAGCACCGTCCATTTGTTACGGCGGGCACTACGCGCACCCACCACAACCCGGCCGGAACGGAAACAACGTCGTTCGCGTTAAAACTATTTACGTCCGTATCGGATGCCTGGTCGTGGTACATAATACTGCTAATCGTGTGAAGTGTCATCCACGAGTTTGCGTCGTTTGGGTCGGCGGAGTATTGTATTTCCACCTTACCGCCCCATGTGCCCGTGGTTTGCACTATCATTTCCCCGGTCATCAGCATAGCCGATGACGTGCTTTGACTTTGCGCCGTGTATTGTGGCGAAAAGTTCACGGCTTTGAGGCGGTGTTTAATGCGCCACCAGGCCCCTACGTCGCCCTCGGTAAATAAATCGTTTTCGCACGTTAAATAAAACTTGCTTTCGGTGGTGTTGTAGTAGGCCGAAATTTTAAGCAAGTCGTCTTTGTTTTCCCGGCACAGCGGGCCGTACATAAAAACGTAGTCGGTGAATTTCCAGTCGGTGTGCCCGTAGCGTTCCAGTTGTTTAGGGCGGCGGCCGTTGCGGGCAAAATACATCACATCGGCCGACTGGCAGTAGTATAAATCTTTGAGTTCGCCCTCCTCTAAATCGGTTTCCACTTCGTACACTAAATCGTGTTCGTCTAATAGTTGGCCGTTGGAGTTAAAAAAGCGCACATATCCGTCGCCCACTTCTAAGGCGTACGCTTGCGTTTTGGAAAACACAAAAGGAAGTAGCCGCGTTTTTTTGGACTTATACCCGGTCTTTGTTACGGTGCGGGTTGTATCCCAGGAGGGCTGGCGCAGTAGTGTGCCAGTTGACGGAATAGCCGAGTTGGCATAGTCAATAGTAGGCGGGTTGCTCGTTAAATCCACGGCTGTAATACTCACGGTGGTGGATGGGGTGGTTGCGGTAGTCAAATAAACCGTATCACCTACCGACGGCGTAGGGGTTTCGGTGTAGAGTGTCCGGCTTTCATATCCGCTAACGCCCCAGGCGTACAAATTTACTTCCTCCTCATACGTGTAGGCAAAGGTTTTTACCGGGGCCAGCATAAGCGTGCCGGGTCGGTTGGCCACGCCGCCTTGCGGTTGCACATAAAAGTTCACGCACTCGCGTAGCCAGGTAGAAAATTTTTGTTGGTCTATGCGGTGCCACAGTCCGGGGGCGGCCACGCCGCCGTTGAGGGTAGGTTGTAATAAATGTACGGGCATTAGCGCGCCTCCAAAAATGCACTGATTTTTTCCGGCACTTCAAACTGCTCAATTTTATTCGTTTGGCGCGCCTCGTCTAATTTGCTTTGGTATTTTGAAAGCATAAGTTGCGCCAGGTTACTATCACCCGCGAGCGGTACGGCCAGTTCGGCGGCCAGTAACAAAGCGAAACACGCCACAAAGGCGGGGTCAAATAAAGCGGTGTTGTCCTCGTCTTTTACGTAGAGGAGTTTTGCGTTTTCGTAGGGGCACGCAATAAGTTTGTTTCCCTGTTCGTCGTTAAATAAAAGATAGGGGAGTTGGTGGTGTAGAGGTATTCCCTCATAGGAAAGTTTCTTAACAAACAAATTATTGCTAGGCAAGGCAAACACATAGGGTAAAGTCAGCGAGGGGCTTTCCACGGTACTGGCGGCCAGTTCGGCCCATTGTAAAGAAAAAGCCCAGTCGTGCGCGCGCAGTAAAGTGCGCCGCACAAAATCGTACATCAGTCCGGCCGTACGCGCGGTTTGCGTATTTTCATCGGCGGAGGAAATGAGTTTTTGGCCGAGGTTAGCCAGGGCCAAATTGATAATAGAAGTTTTAGAAATATCGTTTGCCATAATTCCCCTTGTTACCCCGGCGGGCGGAGAATACCCGCCGGGGAATTGGTTTCACCTTACATGCCAATACCGGGGTTGTCAGTGATATAAGCACTGATTTTTCCGGCGGTGGCGTTAGAGCCCGTAACGGTGTATTTCATCCGTACGTACTTTTTAAGCCCTAACGGTAACGGAACAATAGCCGTCATCCCGGCGGTCAAAGAGGCCACGGGGTAGGTCGGCAAGGTCATTACCGTTTCGGCAGACGAGAACGCCGAGGCGTTATCGGTTTCTACGGACGGGGTTACACTCGTGCAGGTGGCAAAGTCCACGTTCACTTGCAAAACAATAAACAAGCGGCGCGGAGTATCGCCCCCGTTGAATTGTGCCACGTTGGTAGAGGCGGCCGTAGAGGTTACGGCTTGTTCGGTAGATAGTTCTAAGGTCTTATCTAACATAGTCATTTCCTCCTTAGTTACCCACCACCGCTTCGGTGTCGGTGATAGCGTCGCAGATGTGCACCGGGATTTCGTCCACGTGCATAATCGGCAGTTGGCCGGGTTGGCCGGGCGTATATTGTACGTTGGCTTTGGCTCCCAGTTGTTTGCGCAGAGCCGATTTGATGGTGCGGTTCATGTAGAACACGGGTTTGCCGGAGGCCAAACTTTGGATGCGTTCCTCTAATTCTTGCATTAAGGCATAGAGGTTGACGTTATCCAAGTCCGTGGTTTTGATGTTGCAGATACGGCCAGCAAAACGCCAGTCCTGTACCGCAAGGCCGACTTTCCACTCAAAGTATTCTTTGTAGGCGGGAAATTCGTTGCCGTTTGCGTCGGTGTGGTTGACTAAACCATGATCCACGCGAGAGATACCCGCTTTGCTACCTTTGGGGTAGAAGCCGAATACTTTGTCAGTATCCCACACTACCAAGTAGATGGAGGAGTTGACGCTCGCGGTGGAGGAGCCGCCATGCACAACGTTGCGCGCAGACGCGGCGTTGGAGGTGGATTTGTGGTTGTAGTATTCCGCCAAGCCCACGCATTTTTTCAGTTCGGCTTTGGAGCCGTGAATTAACGCGTCGGCTACGCTGTTGGAAAGACCAGCGACAATGGCTTTCGCCTGGCCGGAACGTACAGCATCCACGTGGCCGCCTTTTTCGGCGATGAGTTTATCCACTACGGAATAACCGCCAATAACGCCGGGGCGGGCGATCACCACTTCGGTGGTGCCTTTTTCGGCGGGTACGCCTTCATACGCTTTACGCCAGGCCCCGGTAGGAATACCAGTGCGCACGGCGTATTCGTGTCCGTCATCAAGGTTGCTTTCAATGAAAGGCATATCCCCGATGATTTCGTTGGTTTGCGACAACACTTCCGCAATCGCTAACTCTTGCCCGGACGGGTCAAATTGAGCGGCGGCATCGCGGAGGTTGTACATTTTGTCAGCAATAATTGCCATGTTGTTTTACCTCGTTTTTAGTTAGAACGGCCGTAAAGGGCTTGTGCGAAAGACACATCGCCTTTTGCGTTACCGTTAGAGCCCGCGTGCTTATCTTCACTAAGCATGGAGCCCGCTTGATAGAACGCTTTAACCATAAGGGGATGGTTTCCCAGGCCCGTTTGGTCAAGCAAGGTACGCAGTTCATCGCCGCCAAGTTTGTCTATTGCTCGCGCGCATGTGGCCATGACAATAGGTAACTTGTCGCCGTGTTCCTGTTTGACTTGCGCTTGCCAGGCGGCGGCTGCTGCCGCGGCTCCGGCCGATAAGCGTTCCGCCTCAAAATCCAAGATACGCTGTGCGTCCTCGGGTTTTAAGTTCATTGTTTTGGCCAATTCTTTGTATTTGGCCATTTGTGTTTCATCCACCGCGGCACCGTCCGGCAAGGATAAATCCTTGTACGGGTCTTGCGGTGGTTGTCCGTCGCCGGGTTGTTGTGTCTTGCCGCCGTCCGGGTTGTTGTCAGCGGAGCCATCAGTTCCCGGCTTTTTGCCGTCGTCTGCTTTGGCTCCCCCGAGCAAAGATTTTTTACCATCGCCGCCATCAGCGGGCGGGGTGTCGGTACCTTTGGGCGGCTCAGTCGCGGCCGGGGGTTGCCCTCCGGCGGGCGGGGTATCAGTACCCTTGCCGCCATCGGCGGGCGGAGTAGCCGGGGGTGTTCCGGCACTGCCCGCGTCGGCCGGAGTTCCGGCCTGTTCCATTAACATACGGATTAGTTTGTAGTTCATTAGTCATCCTCCACGTTTTCCACGTCTTTTTGTAACTGCTTAATTTCCGCCTCATATTCCTGTTTCATTTGTTCGTACGAGGTGGGGTCTGCTTTGCGTACAAAGTCCTCTATCCAATTCCCAAGCGCACGCATGGCGCAGTTGTACGCCGTGGCGTGAGTGTCGCCAGGTACAAAGGCGTTGTGTCGGTGAGAGCACGCCAATAAAATGGAGTACACTACACGCCGCCCCTCTACCAGGTTGAGCACGCGCCGCCAGTCGTTGACGGTGCGCTTTTCAATATCGCGCGTACGCTTTTGTTGAAATTCGGCTTTATTAGACATTTGCGCCTCCCTGTTGTGCCACTACGTCAAGCGCGCTCCCGGTATTAAGCGGGGTATCGGCCAGGGTTTTGGCACTTTGTACGGCCTGGGCAATTTGCGCTTGTTGCGCAAGTGCCTGTTGTTGTTCGGCACGTCCTTGCCGGGTGGCCTCTACTTCATCCTCCGGGCGTACCATTTTGGGCGTTGCGCCGATGGCCTCTAAGCCCTCGCGCAGTGCGCCGTCAAAGTCCACAACGTCTAACACTTCGGCTTGCGCGTTGGCGGCTTGTACTTGCGCTAGTTCGGCGGCAAACTGAGCCCCTTGCCGGATAGAGTTAAGCGCGGTTGCTTTTTGGGCTTGCGCTATCATGGAAATGTAGGACACGTTGATATTGCGGCCCTGTATTTCCTCCGGCGGCGGTGGCAAAATTCCGGCGCGCATGCAAATGTTAAAAGTGCGTTCAATGAGCGGGTCTAAGAGTTCATTTTTGAGGCGTTCCAAGACGGGCCCTAACATCATCATTTTTTCTTGCGTGCGTTCGGCCACTTCGGTGGCGGTCATTTTGCCCGCGTCAATGTTAGAAATCATTAAGAACATATCGGCGAAAAACTGCTCACTGATACGTTGGCGGGTTTGCTCAATGGAATACTCCAAACTTTTGAGGTCGGGTTGTACCTGGTACACGGGTTTGACGGCACTGTCGGTAACATCCCCGTAGCGGGTAATTCCACCGGGCATGAGGTTAATTTCGCCCTGTACTTTGTTTGATACCATCAGCGGCGGGTCAATGCTCTTATCCAAGGCCTCTAACTTTTTCTTTTGCATTTTTTGGAGCATTTTAACATCGCCAAGTACCGTCCACCCCGGCCCGCGGCCGTAGGTGTCGTTAGGGCGTTTTACTTCCCATCGGCTTGCAATAACCGGGAAATCCTGGTAACCCGACTCGCGTAAAAAGCGGTTTTGGCCCTCCATCCAGTAAAGGGAAATAAAGGGCATGTTCTTGTTGTCAATGGCTCCCACCTGGCGTGAGTTGTTCGGCATAATGAGGTGGCGCACTTTGTACTGGTTTGCATACTTCATGTTGTTGTACTGTTGGCGGATGGTGTCGGGTACGTTCTCAATACCAAACTCCGCCACCAGTTGTGCCACGGTCATAAAAAACTCACGTCCGTAGGTGTTAATGCGGCCGCGGTTATCATGCGCGAGCATAAACTCGCCAATAGTAAGCGGGCGGCAGTGTATTACGGTTTCGTAGTCCTCCTCTACCACAAACGCCCCGGTGCAAAACACGGCAATTTCCTCATAGAAGTTGCGCAAGCAAGCGTAGAGGTTGGACTTAGCAAACACGCGCTCAATAATTTGTTTGACATCGTAGAGCCATCTTTTTACGGCGTTTGTTTGCTCCTGTTGCGGGCCGTCTATGGTAAGTTCAAACCAGGAGCGGGAGGGCGAGGTTAAGCCGCTCATCATCCCGGCCGACAAAATAGCAACGGCACGAGCGGCCGTGCTATCTAAAATAGTTTTGTGGTCAATTTTTTGGCCTTGTTTGTTTTTAGCATCGTCGTCAAAACTGCCGGAGGTGGGGGCCAGGTAGCGGGCTAATTCTTTCCATGCGGTTACCCACAAATTGTAATCGTTTTTGAGTTGGCAAAAAACCCTGTTCGCGTCGCTTATGTTCATAGTTACCCCAGCGTTGTGCGGCTTGCGGTCTGCCCGGCAAGCGAAGTTCCGGCCGTGTTGGGCGTACCTAAAACGCCTTGACGGCTTGTGAGTACGGAGTTGTTGTTGGCCACGGCGGTGCGGCGTTTGCGTTCCTCATCGGCGGCGGCCATATCCGTACGGCTTGTTTGTTCTTTGCCTTTGGCTTCCAGGAGTGCTTTTTCCTTTTGTTCGGTTTGTTCTTGCACTTCCTCCTGTTTGCGTTGCGCCTTTCTTTGGTCGTGTGCGTTTTTGGCACTCATCCCAATAGAGGCGGCGGCCATGGCGATAGTTGCTATTGCGGTTACTGGCTCACACATACTTTTTTCCATCCTCCTGTTAAATAACGTCGTAATCCATACGGGCAAAAGCGGGTCGGCCGCCCTTGCCTTGAAAATTTTTCGGCAGTGGCAAAATCATAGAGGCCATCACGGCCGCGTCGGCAAAGTCCGGGCTCGTGCCGGACTCTTTGCGCCACTCCTTTTTGTTTTGGAGCACCACTTGCCCTTTGTGGTTAAATTCGTAGAGCCGTGCCCCCAGTTCGCCTATTACCCGTTCATCCCGTAAAAAGATTTTTCCGGCCTCGGCCTCACGGGCCAGGTCAAAATATCCTTGCGTAGTACGGTTGCCGTACGGCCCGGAAATGGCTATGTTGTGGTATTCCTCAAACACAATACCGCGGCCGTCGCATTGAGCGCGCACGTTATCAATAATCGGCCCGCCTACTCCGTCGCCGTCCATAGCGGCTTGATTTACGCGGTAAGAGGAAAGCACATCGGCAATTTTCCCTTGCGTAAAAACCGCATCCATCCCGGCCCAGGACTCCACGCGCACCTCGGTAAGTGAGCCGTCCTCTAAGCGGTCGCCGATAAATACCACGTTGTTATCACCGCCAAACCGCGCGAGGTCAATTCCGGCCACACGCGAAACAGTCGGCACGTTTGCCGGGGCGGGTTGGCGCATTTTCTCGCCAGCCCCGCGCGCAAAGACGGAGTTGTATGTGCTCACAAAAGCGTTTTCGTCGTTCTCGTATTCCTGTAAGAACATACCCAGGCCCATGTCGTAGCCGCGGCGGCGGATGTAATCAAACTTAATCTCGTCTAATTGTTGTTGCGTAAAAACGCCCGCCTCACTGGCGCGCACGTTGGAATAAAACCAATTCGGATCACCTTTTGCCAGGTGTGCCAGTTGGGTAAAATGGTTTTGCCCGCGCACGGTAGAGTTAAAGACGGCCCACCCGTTATTTTCCTCTAAGATAGGGCTTAGATAATCCCACGCTTGCGGGTCGCTAAGTGCGTATTCGCTAAACACAATACCCGCCGGGTTAGAGCCGACGAGTGCGTTATAGTTATCACTTCCGCACACTTGCCACACGGAGCCGTTCTTAAAAACAATTTTCATTTCGCTTTCATTTACGCGGGCGCGTATTTCTTTGGGGAACGCCTCATCAATACGGCGTAACCCGGTATGTTTGTTCACCGCATCCCAAATGGCCTTACGGGCCTGGCCGTATTGCGGGAGCATAAACCAGTACGTACCGGGAGTTTTCATCAGTTGGATGGCAGTAAGGTGGAGGCAAGCGTCGTCTTTGCCGTGGCGGCGTGGCCACATGAGTACGGCGCGTTTGCCGCCTCGTGCGAAGTAGCGGAAAAAGGGTAACTGGTAGGCGCGCGGTTTCCAGTTGTTTGGAATTAGAACGGAGGTCATTTTGCCACCTCCCCGGTTTGCGGCGTACCAGTTACTTTTTCACCCGTGGAGGAGGCCTCGGCGTTAGAGTAGTCCACTGTTTGGACTACTAAGGCCGGGCCTATATTCACGCTCGTTTCTTTTTCGGGTTTGAAAAGTCCGTGAATTTGACCTATTTGTTTGAGTGCGTCTAAGGCATCCTTGCCCGTACCACGAGCGATATTTGTAAGCCGTTGGAAAAACTCCGTCGGCGACATAAGGGCTTTGTCGGCTACTTGCTGTTGCAAGGCCTCTATCCTTGCCCGTATCTTGCCCTCTTTTGCAAGTCGGGAGGCCTTAGGATAAATGGTATTTAAGTTGTCCGTTTTACAACCGGGGTAAGCGGCGCGGTAGGCCTCGGTTTTAGTATATCCGGCGGCTACCAGTTTGGCAAAAATTTCCTGGGCTAAGGTAAGCCCGGCGGAGTTCTTAGGGTTTTTGGCGTGTTTGGCCTCTTGTTCGGCGTTCCAGTCGGCCCAGTCCTCAAATAAGCAAAGTTGCCTATCGGGCGTAGGAACGGCCTGAGCGAGCAAGTTTTTAGTTTCTTGCTCTATTCTCTCAAAAACGGCCTCGTTGACTGGTTGCCCCTTTTTGGCCATAAAAAAACCGCGCTCCTCTTGTGATTTTCACAAAAGGAAACGCGGTCTAAAAACTTCTCAAATTTCTTTTGTAACCAAAATTTTTACAACGCAACGCGCGGGGCGCGTACCAGATAGGAAAAAGCATATAAAACTTTTTTGTATAAAGTCAAGCATTTTTTGAAAATAATTTTATACTTATTTTTTAAGCACTTTTATTTTACGACGTGATTTTGCATTTAATTGAGTATCAAATTTAACGCTTTTTGCGCCTGGCAAACATCCGCAAAAATATCATCCTCCCACACATTTACAATTTCCCGGCCGCAGTCCACGCGCCAAACGCCGCCGCGTTGCGTTAGCGCAAGCCCGTGGCGTATTTCTAATCCATCCAGGAAAACAACGTGCCTACTGGCCGAGTTCTTGCTTTTTGAGTTCATCCTCCACCTCTTGGCGTGTAAAAATCTTTTCGGTTGGCCGGGCAATTTGCAAGCACAAAAGCGCGCGGATAAAACGCACTTTGTAGCCCACATCGGCTTTGCCGTCGGCGGTTTCAAAAAGTTGGCGCGGCAAGTTGAAGTCGCGGCACTTGCGGCCGCTATGTAACCAAAACGCATAGGACTGTTTTTTGTTGCCCGCCTCGTCCACGTTGATAAAATACTGTATTTTACCGCATGCAATACATATATTTTTGTAGCACACTACCATGCTGTCTTGCGGCTCGTCGCTCATACGCAAGAACACGGGTACGCTCACTACCGTGCTATCGTGGCAAAACTGGCACGTTGGCACGGGTGAGGAAGTATTTTTTTTCTTACGGCCATAACGTCTTGTATAGTTGAAGTTCATTTTTATTTATCCTCCAAATCGGTAAGATACGATCCGGCACGCTCTAAGATAGCACGCAAGGTGGTACAACCCAGTTTCCACCCGTGGCGCATTACGCCGTAGGCCTTTTCTACGTCGCCTTTACACTTTACGATGAGTTGCTCAAACAACGCTCTTTCGGTTTCTAAGGTGCTGTTTATTTTTTGATTGTCGTTTTCTAAGAGTTCCGGGTTTGTTTTTTCTAACCAAACACGTAAAACTATTTCCCGTTCCGTTTTTGGCTCTTTGAAATCTAAAATGTAATGTTCCTCACCTACTGGCAAAACATCCTCATACCGTTTTTGGTGTAGGTAGGTTTTTGCATGTGGGATGTACTGGCCGTTATCTTTTACCCACACTCGTAATTTTTTTTGCTTTTCAAGTACGGGTAGTATTTTTGATAAATCATACTGGCCGCTCTGCCATTTCTTAAAAGCGGGTTGTTTGCCTTTTTTGTTAGGATAGGCATCCCAAAACGCAGTAAATCCGTTATCAGTCAGTTG